CAGGAACAAAAAGGATCTGCACCAACCAATGTCACCAATAATGCGGTATTTTTAGGATCTACTGCAGAACTTCAAAAGTTCTTAAAGAGTTCAATGAATCAAGATCTATCTAAATAAAAATAGGAAATTTATAAAAATAAATGGATAAACTCACCTTTAAAGAGTGGTCTATTCTCTCAGACCTACAAACAATTGCACCTCTTGGGGAGGACTTTGAGTTTTCCATGGCTCGTGGAGAACTTAAAACTGCACAGGCTGCGATCACCAGATTGATGACTAAACTTAAAGGTGAAGGAGATCTAGAGGCATGGGTTCAATCAAAAATTACAAAAGCTGCAGAGTATCTTGATACCGTAGCCGATCATATGGATGGTGGTGAAGATGATACCAAAAGAACTAAAGAAGTAAAGGAAGGTTTCAAAGGCCACAAATCGGTAGAAGAAATCGCAAAAAAGCATAAGGTATCCCCATCATTAATCCAAAAACAACTTGAGATGGGGATGAAAGTAGAACATGAACATACTACTGATAATGATCAGGCAATGGATATTGCCTTACAACATTTAGATGAAGTTCCAAACTATTATTCTAAACTCAAAAAAGTAGAGAAAGTAAAAGAAGATTGGTCAGAGAAATATAAGAAGTCCATTAATTGCGACAACCCAAAAGGATTCTCCCAGAGAGCTCATTGTCAGGGTCGTAAAAAGAGAATGAAAGAATCTGTTGAGATTCTTGATGCAAATGGAAATCTTTTTGCAACTATTGTTGATATTATAAAGGGTAGTGATTATAAGTTCAAGAGCTTTACTCAACCAGAGGATTCTATTAATGAAAACAAAAGTGGTGATGATTCTTTGCATGACTGGTTTACTAAGAGTCGCTCTTCTGATGGCACCCCTGGTTGGGTTCAATTGGGTGGTAAATACGCAGGAAAACCCTGTGCAAAACAACCAGGACAAACAACCAAACCAAAGTGTGGTTCAAGTAAAATGAAAGCAGATCTCTCCGATAAGGAAGAGGAGAGTGCATTTCGCCGTAAGAACGAAGAAGATCCAAATCCCAATAGAAGGGGTAAGGCGAAGATGGTTGCGACTGAGGAAAAAGATGCATGTTATTCAAAAGTAAAATCTCGTTATAGAGTTTGGCCTTCCGCATATGCATCTGGAGCTCTAGTTAAGTGTCGTAAAGTTGGCGCTGCAAATTGGGGAACCAAAAAAGAAGATACAGATTTTGGTGGTTTAGACGACCAAGATATTCCGATGAAAATGGATTTACATCATGAAGGAATGAGATATTGCCCTAAGTGTAAAAAGAATGAGACCGGAAGTGAGTGTAAATATGGAGAAAAATATTGGAGAATGTTCTCAATACCATCTTCATTAGCTCCAGAACAACCATATAGTATTGCAAAAGTTCATCCAGCAAATGAGAATGTAAGTTTTGAAATTGGTTCTGGACATAGACAAGCACAAAGACAAGCAAAGATCCGAAATCTTGCAACAGGAACAACAAATAAAGGCGAAAAGGATGCAGCAATGAGAAAACTTTCTGGACCATCTTTACCTCTTGCGGATTCTGTAATTCAACCTGGACAATTAACAAACGAGGACTATCAACGGATACAATCTACTGGCAATGTTTATACTATACTCTTCTCATGGAGAGGTAGACCAATGATGAATCTTCAACTCTTCTTCCCAAATATGAAGAGGCCCTCTAAAGATGAAGTAAAAACGGAAATCGAGAAGTTCTATCCAGGCGCAGTTATAATGCAGTGGTATCCAAGTCCTACTGATCCATCCAAACCAATTGTAGTTATTCAAGGTAAATGAAATGTCAATTGATCCTGACGATATTAAACTAACTGATATTAATAAAATGCTCGTTTATGAACAACAGGCAAGAATCATAGATAAATTAGATGGGGAAGAGGCAAGGCAATTTGCAAAAGCTTATTGCAAACTATTTCTACAACAACAGGAAGCGGTAGCAAATTTAGCAAAATTGTGATTTAATTTATGGTTGATCAGGTATATCTTGGTAATCCAAATCTTAAGAAGGCTAATGTAGCCGTAGAATTTACGCAGGATCAAATTCTTGAATTCATCAAGTGCAAGAATGATCCAGTGTATTTTGCACATAACTATATCAAGATCGTTTCTCTTGACTATGGTGAAGTGCCTTTTGACATGTATCCATTCCAAGAAAAATTAATTAGTAACTTCCACAATAACCGATTTAATATTTGTAGAATGCCTCGTCAGACGGGTAAATCTACTACTTGTGTTTCATATTTGTTACATTATGCGGTCTTTAATGATAATGTTAACATAGCTATTCTAGCCAACAAAGCATCCACTGCACAGGATCTTCTTGGAAGATTACAATTTGCATATGAGAAACTGCCAAAGTGGATGCAACAAGGTATTGTGTCATGGAATAAACGATCTTTAGAACTGGAAAATGGTTCCAAAATTATCGCCGCATCTACTTCTGCATCTGCTGTCCGAGGCGGATCGTATAATATCATCTTTTTGGACGAATTCGCTTTCATCCCAAATCACATTGCTGATGAATTCTTTGCCTCTGTTTATCCTACTATATCGTCTGGACAAAGCACAAAGGTCATCATAGTTTCTACTCCTCGTGGTATGAACCACTTTTATCGCATGTGGCACGACGCCGAACGCGGTAAGAATGAATATGTCCCTACCGATGTTCATTGGTCTGAGGTTCCCGGAAGAGACGAGAAGTGGAAAGCTTCTACGATTGCAAACACCTCAGAACAACAATTCAAGGTTGAATTTGAATGTGAATTCTTAGGATCTGTTGATACTCTTGTAGCTGCATCAAAACTCAGAGCATTGGTTTATGAAGATCCAATCAAGTCCAATGCAGGTTTGGACATTTATGAAGAACCACAGAAAGATCATAATTATGTTGTGACGGTGGATGTAGCTCGGGGTGTAGAAAAAGATTACTCTGCATTTACGATTTGTGATACAACAACATTTCCATATCGTCTTGTAGCAAAATATAGGAATAACCAGATCAAACCGATGTTATTCCCAAGTATCATCAAAGATCTTGCAGTTGCTTATAACAAGGCATATATTCTTGTAGAAGTTAATGATGTTGGAGAACAAGTGGGACAGATTCTCCACATGGATTTGGAATATGATAATGTACTTATGTGTACTATGAGAGGTCGTGCAGGTCAATTAGTTGGTCAGGGATTTTCCGGAAAGAAATCTCAGATGGGAGTTAAGATGTCCAAGAATGTCAAAAAGATTGGATGTATGAATCTTAAGGCATTAATTGAGTCAGACAAACTTGTGATTAAAGATTATGATACTATTAGTGAGTTAACGACCTTTGTACAAAAGTCAAACTCTTTTGAAGCTGAAGATGGTTGCAACGATGACCTTGCGATGTGTTTGGTTATTTTCTCTTGGTTGATTATGCAACCATACTTTAAAGAAATGACGGACAATGATGTTCGTAAAAGATTATATGAAGAACAAAAGAACCAAATTGAACAAGACATGGCTCCATTTGGGTTTATTTCTGATGGTTTAGATGGTGGTGAAAGTTTTGTAGATGAAGATGGAGATCGTTGGCATATTGATGAATATGGCGATAGATCATTTATGTGGGATTATAGGTAATGGATATAGATGATCAATTTGAATTAGAACATTTATTTCTTACTGAGAGAAGATGTAGAATTTGTGGACAAACTAAAGATCTTATAGACGGGTTTTATTTAACTCGTAAAGGCAGAGGTGACATAGCATCTGCATACTCTTATGAATGTAAAATTTGCACGATAAAGAGAATAAAATCTACAAGGAAGAAAAAAATAAATTCAGATAAATGGAGTTATCCTGACTGGTAAAGTGTTCATTAGCGGTTTCCCCAATGTAAAGTTATTAAATAATAAATATTTCTAGTCAAGTTGAAACTCTTTAGAGGGAAAGACATGTCGCTAAACTTAGTATCACCAGGCATAAAAGTTAGAGAGATTGATCTTACTGTAGGTAGAATAGATGCAGTAAATGATCAATTTGGGGCTTTTGTCGGACCTTTTTTGAAGGGCCCAGTTGATGTTCCCGTCCTCGTAGAAACAGAAAAAGATTTATTGGAAACATTTGGTAAACCATCAGCCAATAATAACCAATATGAATATTGGTTAACTGCATCTTCTTATCTTTCATATGGAGGAGTATTGAGAGTAATCAGAGCGGATTCTACTCAATTAAAAAATGCAAATTATCCAGTATCCAGTCCCGTTGATTTAAAAATTAAAAATCAAGAGGATTATAACAATAACTATTCAACCTCAACAGATTGGATTTTCGCTTCAAAAGATCCTGGATCTTGGGCAAATGGATTAAAAGTTTGCACAATTGATAATGCAGCAGACCAAAGAATAGCAATCGGAACTTTTGGAATTCAAGTTGGATATGCAATAACTTGTGGAATTTCTACAGATTATGCAACTCCAGCTGGTACGGTAGAAAGCTTTTATGGATTTGTGAAGGGTATAGTAAGTAAAGTAAATAAGGATAGTATTGATGTTAAAATTATTAGTTTGCATGATAGTAACACTGGAGTTTCTACATCAGTAACATATACTTCAGCGGGATTAAATAGAATTCCCAGTGGTTCTGGAAACTATTATCAAGTCTTTAATAATGTGGGTACAGCTACTTCACTTGAAAAATATAGATTTGAAAATAATGTTACTATTGGCATTGGTTCTACTTCTTTAACTTCTGCACCTGGAATTATCAATTCTGTTTTTGCATCGGGTAGAATACAAGTTGGTGATTTGGTACAAACTCTAAACGGAGCTTTAACAGCAAGAATTACAGGTATTACTACAGATCTAATTTTATTAAATACTGCATCTCCTGTTGCTTTTGCATCTACTACTCTGGTTGTAAGATACACAAAAAATATAGTAGATAATACACAAAATAAAGGAGAAGGTTTATATACACAATCATATAATACCTCTATTGATTGGTATGAACAACAAACTTTAGGATTAACAAATAATACAATTTATTGGAAATCTATTGCTCCTAAACCCGGTACATCACAATATTGTTCTGAAAGAGGTGGAAAGAATGATGAGATTCATGTGGTAGTAATTGATGATACAGGATCTGTAACTGGAGTTTCTGGAAATATTTTAGAGAAATATACTAATTTAAGTAAAGGAGTTGATGCAAAAATTTCTCCTTCAGAAAACATTTACTATAAAAATTATTTGGCAAATGTGTCAAGTTATATATTTGCCGGAACAGGTGACGCAGTATCTGGAAACAGTTTTACAAATATTGATGGATTTACACAAACAAGTGGTGGAACCATCGCTTGGGGTCAAAATTGTAGTGGGGTTAATTTCGGATCAGCTGGGAATAAATCATATACTTTATCCGGTGGTTATGATTATTCTTCTGGAACTGGTGGAATGTCTATTTCACTATCTGATGTACTAAATGGGTATGAGATTTTTAGAAATCCTGCAGAATACGACATTAATTTCTTAATTGCTGGACCAGATGGTGGAAGCACTACATTTGAAGCACAAGCAAAAGCTAATAGACTAATTGATATTGCTGAGGCTAGAAAAGATTGTATTGCTTGTATTTCTCCAACAAGATCTGGAGTTATTAATGTATCTAATAGTGACACACAAACTAATAATATTGTCAATTTCTTTGATTCAGTTACATCTTCTTCTTATGCCGTATTTGATTCCGGTTATAAGTATATGTTTGACAGATTTAATAATGAGTTTAGATATATACCATTAAATGGAGATATAGCTGGATTGATGGCAAGAACATCAATCAATAATTATCCTTGGTTCTCTCCAGCTGGTTCTGCAAGAGGTGTTATAAACAATGCTATTAAACTTGCTTATAATCCATCTCAACCACAAAGAGATATACTTTATCCTAAGAGAATTAATCCAGTTATTTTCTCACCAGGAGCGGGAATTATTCTATTTGGAGATAAAACTGGTTTATCTGTTGCAAGCGCATTTGATAGAATCAATGTTCGTCGTTTGTTCCTAACAATAGAAGATACAATCTCTAGAGCGGCTAAAGCACAACTCTTTGAATTCAATGATGTTATTACAAGATCAAACTTTGTAAACATTGTTGAACCATATCTCCGTGATGTTAAGTCAAAGAGAGGAATCACGGACTTTTTAGTTGTTTGCGATGAATCAAACAATACTCCAGATGTAATTGATTCAAATCAATTTAGGGCTGATATTTTCATTAAACCTGCAAGGTCAATTAACTTTATTGGTCTCACTTTTGTTGCTAATAGAACTGGTATTAGCTTTGAAGAGGTTGTTGGAACCGTTTAATTTTTAAAAACATCAATCCCTACAGAGGTAAAAACAAATGGCATTTTCAAATACTCCAAGTTTTAGCTCCAGAACTTTAGAAGATTTTAAAGCAAGATTAATTGGTGGAGCAGCTCGTCCTAACCTTTTTGAAGTTGAATTAACTTTCCCATCGTTCGCAACTGATTCTGGAGCCACAACTGAAGGCACAGATCAAACTAGAACGGTAAGTGAACTTTCTAGATTTATGATTAAGACTGCAAATTTGCCTGCATCAAATGTTGGTGTTATTGAAGTTCCTTTCAGAGGAAGAACTTTAAAAATTGCTGGCGACAGAACATTTGATGTTTGGACAGTTACAGTTATTAATGATGTTGATTTTTCAATTAGAACTGCTTTTGAAAAGTGGATGAATGCAATTAACAAACATGATGATAATTCTGGTTTAATCAATCCAGCTCAATATCAAAGAGATGCGATTGTAAAACAGTTTGGAAGATCTTCCTTATCATCTGCACAATCCAGTGTTACAAGCCCAACAGTTACTACTCCTGGAGATTCAATTCCCGTTCTCAAGGCATACAAGTTTTATGGAGTATTTCCAACTTCAGTAAGTGCTATTGATTTATCATATGATTCTACAGATACTATTGAAGAATTTACCGTTGACCTTCAAGTTCAATGGTGGGATGCTCTTGATTCAAGTGGAACTACTCAATTGGGTACAGATCCTCAAGTTTTAAACCCTCTATAAATAATAGGAAATAGAGTTTACATTTGAATAATGCCTAAATTATTTGGTTTTAAGATCCAAGATGAGGGAGACGATAGATCAAAAAAATCTATCGTCTCTCCTGTTCCGGAGAATCAAGAAGATTCTTCGGACTTTTATGTTGCGAGTGGATTTTATGGTCAATATGTTGATATTGAAGGAGTCTATAAATCTGAATACGATCTAATCAAAAGGTATCGTGAAATGGCTATTCATCCAGAAGTGGATAGTGCTATTGAAGATATTATTAATGAAGCTATTGTCTCCGATCAAAATGACTCTCCAGTTCAAATTGATCTACAAAATGTACCGGCTTCAGACAGACTTAAAGAGATAATCAGGCAAGAATTTAAATATATAAAGGAACTTTTAGATTTCGATAAAAGATGTCATGAGATTCTAAGAAATTGGTATGTCGATGGTAGAATCTATTATCACAAAGTTATTGATTTAGAAAAACCTGAAGAAGGGATCAAAGAAGTAAGATACATTGATCCCATGAAAATTAAACTTGTCAGAAAAATCAAAAAAGATGGTAAACATGTATTGAATCCATCTTTTTCAGTTACATCTGGTAAAGCTGCAAATGGAAATATGGCAACTCCTGAAGTTGAGGAGTTTTTTGAATATGATCCAAATATTAGAGGAACTGGTGCAGGTCAAGCGACTAGTAACTTTAAAAATGCAATTGGTGGTGCTGCAAGAATTTCAAAAGATGCAGTTACTTATGTTCATTCTGGTTTAGTAGATAGAAACAAACAAGTAGTTCTTTCTTATCTTCACAAAGCAATCAAGGCACTCAATCAATTAAGAATGATTGAGGATTCTCTTGTTATCTACAGATTATCAAGAGCTCCAGAAAGAAGAATTTTCTATATTGATGTAGGTAATCTTCCCAAGATCAAAGCAGAACAATATCTTCGTGATGTTATGACTCGTTATCGTAACAAATTGGTTTACGATGCAAACACTGGAGAAATCCGTGATGATAAGAGAATGATGTCCATGCTTGAGGATTTTTGGCTTCCTCGCCGTGAAGGTGGTAGAGGAACAGAAATCACCACTCTTCCTGGTGGACAAAATCTTGGAGAACTTACAGATGTTGAGTATTTCCAAAAGAAACTTTACAGAGCACTTGGAGTTCCAGAGTCTCGTTTAGGTGGAACTGGTGGATTCAATCTTGGAAGATCTTCAGAAATTCTGAGAGATGAAATTAAATTCACCAAGTTCGTGGGAAGAATGAGAAAGAGATTTTCTCATCTCTTTATGGATATGTTGAGAACTCAACTTCTCCTCAAAAATATTGTTACCACAGAAGATTGGAAAGTTCTTTCAGATCACATTCAATTTGATTTTGTTTATGATAACCATTTTGCAGAACTCAAAGAAGCTGAACTTATTCAAAATAGGTTAAATGTTCTTGTTGCAGCTGAACCCTATATTGGTAAGTATTTCTCAGTTGATTATGTAAGAAGAAATATTCTTAAACAAACTGATGCTGAGATTGTAGAAATTGACATGCAAATAGGTTCTGAACAGGCAGCAGGAATTATTCCCCCTCCAATGGATCCGACAACCGGACTTCCTGTTGGTCAAGAACCACCTCCTGCAGAACAACCAGCAATGGGAGAAGTTCCAATGAACCCAGAAGCTAATGCATCTGCAGCGGAAATGCCTCCGACCGAAGAAGCTCCAAAACTTCAGATGCCTAAAGGTGGCAGAATCTAATAAATAAATTTAAGTAAACACTGAACTTTTAAAAATGGATGATCTTATTGACATGATGGTTTCTAATGAATCTCCTGCAGACATTAGTGACCGAATTAAGGAAATTTTAATGCAAAAATCTGCAGAAAATATTGACATTATCAGACCTGTAGTTGCTGCTTCAATGTTTGGTGAACCAGAAGTTGAATCTGAAGAGGTTCCAGAAATTGAAGAAGAACCCACTGAAGAAGACGCAGAATAATAAATAACTATTATAGAACTTTATTATAACAATGCAAAGAACAAAAATAATTGCAACAGAAGTTGCAATGCCAACAACTGCAGGTGCTGCTTCTAGTATTAGTGAAGCAACTTGTGTAAGATTGTATAACGGATCTGGAGCTGCAGCTACAGTTAGTATTTCAACTGCTGTTGGTGCTGCAACTACTAATACATTTACAATGGCAACTGGTGATGTTGAATTTCTTCAAAAGGCTTCAACTGATGTTATTTTTGCATCTTCTGCATCTGTGAAAGCTGCTAAAGTAGGACTTACCAACTAAGAAAAATGAAACTAATTACCGAAGAAGTAACGAATGTAAAGATTATCACCGAAGGAAAAGGTGCTAGTAAAAAACTTTACATTGAAGGAGTATTCCTTCAAGGCGAAATCAAGAATCGTAATGGGAGAATGTATCCCATTAATGTTCTTTCTCGTGAAGTAGATCGTTACAACGAAAGTTTTGTTGCAAAGGGCCGTGCTCTTGGGGAACTAGGACATCCAGATGGTCCAACTGTTAACCTTGATCGCGTTTCACATAAAATTACTTCTCTTGTTCAAGAGGGAAATAACTTTGTAGGTAAAGCACAAATTTTGAATACGCCAATGGGCAAAATTGCATCTTCTCTTCTAGATGAAGGTGTAATGCTCGGTGTTTCTTCTCGTGGTGTTGGTTCACTTAAAATGACCAATGAAGGTCATAAAATTGTGGGCGAAGATTTTATGCTTGCAACTGCTGCTGATATTGTAGCAGATCCTTCTGCCCCAGACGCTTTTGTTTCTGGAATTATGGAAGGTAAAGAGTGGGTTTGGGAAGGAGGAATCCTTCGTGAACAACTCGCTTCTAGAACTCAAAAGAGAATCAACACTCTTGTTGATCAAAGAAGACTTGACGAACAGAAACTAAATCTGTTTCAAGAATTTTTGTCGAATCTTTAATTTATAAATAAATACAGATTATACTAAGGTAATCGGAGAGTACAAATGTCCCGTGGTAAGAATTTACAAGAAATGGAAACCGGCACTTCACAATCCAAAACTGCTGTAAATGCTCATGCATCAGCACC